CAATGCCAAATCAAATAAATTAAATGATCAGATATTTTGGTATAAAGCAGAGAACCACCCTAATTTTAAGCTGGGTTCAAAAGAATTTTGGGATATTTCAAAAAATATGGGTTCTGATGATGAGGACGAAGCATATGACCCAAGTAAATCAAAGAAAAAGAATGCACCTACAATTAATGTAAAGAAAAGTAAATGGTAAGTGTAAAAAAAATGAATAAATTATTTATGTGAATAACATAAATAATTTTTAATAAATAATTATAATGAATTGTTCAAATACAGATTATAGATATATATCATTGGCGTGTGAAGAAGCTATAAAGTCACCGGCAATATATAAACATGGTTGTATAGCAGTTGTATCGGGAAAAATAGTAGCAAAAGGATATAATAATTATAGAACGTATTCCAAAGATGGACTGATAAAAAATGCGTGTAGTTGTCATGCAGAAGTAGATGTATTACGAAAATGTTTAAAACAAAAAATTCATAAAAAAATAAAATTATATGTAACACGTATTTCAATGGATAATCGTATTTTATTATCAAAACCGTGTTATGAATGTTATAAAACAATGAAATTATTTGAAATAAAGCATATAATTTATAGTGATATATTGGGTAATATAATAAAAGCAAGAATGGATGAATTTATTCCAACCCATCATTCTAGTGGATATAATGCTATTGTGAATAATAAAGTAGTAATGTTATAAATTAAATATTTATACCAATGAATATTTAAAACCCTGTATCAACACTATTAAATGAACTATTAATTGACATAGAAACTGTATCGTCATCATCACTATCAATTACGGTATCTTCATCTTCATCCATATTATACATAGAATTCTCAAAGAAAATAGTATGATTAGGTCTATTCATAAAATAGGGTATATCAGTTTTATCTTCAGTATCTTCAATAATTTCTTTATGACAATTGGAGTAATTTTGATAATATGATTTTAGAACAAGATGTGTGTATTCAGTATTAAATGTAACAAACGTTTTTCTATTCTTGTTATCTTTATTTGTAAATTTTATAATTTTTCTTCCAAAACTAGGATGTTTTTGTTTAAATTGATATAAATAATAATTCAAATCATTAGTACATTTATTTTTTTCAGTAATATCAAGAGAATAATTTTTGGTATAGTATAATTTTAGATAAGGTTTCATAGCTTTAATTAATATATCACTCGGGAAATTGGTATCAATATGAATTTTCGTATTATTAAATTTGTTTTCATTATACGAATTAATCATATTATGTATATTCTTTACCAAAATATTGTTATTACTATTCAATCGTTTTTCGATGTATATATTACGTATTAAACACTCATTATTATCACGAAAAACTTTTAAATGAAGATTACACATAAAATATTCATGAAAAATAGGTGGTAATGTAAAAAAATTGGTTTTCATAAAAAAATAGATATTGTATAGAATGGATTTTTCAAAAGGTAAATTATTATACGGATTTCTAATACTTAATGGTTCTGCATAAATATCGGGTGAATGTGCTAATGAATTATTGATAATATTAACCAAATCATTTTTAGAAAATAAATATTTAATTCCATCTTGTAATATAGTCAAGACATAATATTTATCACAAGTAATGGGTGTCATATACAAATCATGAGTAATACTGCATTTTGCTTTTTTCCATTTCCATAAATATGCTAATCTACAAAATTGTTTATATATTTTTTGTGTTTTTTGAAAAAGTTGGATAACACATTCTTTTTGTTCTTTATTATAGAAATTATTATCAATAATACTTTTGAAATTTTGAAATTTATAAGAGATATCATATTCTTTGTAAATAAAACAATGACAAATAATTGATAAAAATAACGTATCTGGATTAAAATTTATTATATCCAGATTAAATTCTTTATTATTAATAAATTCATTAGTTAATAACTTAACATTTTTATTAGAATGATTAATCAATCTGTATATTAAATTATTAAATGTTAACATCTATCTTAAGTGAAATACATAATATATATTTATATTATTTATTTAATCAACATTATGCACATTTGAATATTTAGTCAACATCTTCAAGAGAATCAGTTTTTTGATTTTGTTCTCTCAAAAGTTCGTTTCTAATTTGTGTAGATTCTGTATCAGCTACTTCACGCTCTTCAAAATTGACATTTTCTTTTACACCTGTTAGATTACCTTCTTCATCAATAGTTTGTGTAAGAACATTACCACTAGCCTTTGCCTTTTCAATATTTTCCATAATAGCTTGTTTTTTGGATTCACGAACGCGCTCTTCAAATTCCTTTTTAGCCATTTCTTCATTCTTCATTTTTTCTTTATGTAAAGCATTTAATTCCTCTTCAAGATGTTCTACACGTCCTGTTTTATATGCATCTGGATCCCAAGGAACCCAAACACCCACTGGTCCTACGAAAATATCATGATTTGGGTCTTGTTCGCGTAATTTTTTACTTTTTTCTTCTGCCTCTTCTTGGCTAGCAAATACCCCACGTACCTTAAGTCCTCTTACAGAAGTTTGGAATGCATGTTCCCTATTAAAATCAGCATTTAATTTGTCTTCTTGTTTATCCATAAAATTTTTATAGTCATCCTCAATACCACTTTTCTTTAATTTGTCACTTTCTTCCTTCACAAAATCATTAAAATCGGCAATGAGAGTTTCTACATTCATATTATGTTTATATGCAATAAAATGGATAAAATCAAAGTATCTTTCCATTGATTTAGAAAATTCCCAATTTTTTATAAACTTATCAAATAAATATACTTCTCTTTTTTTTAGTATTTTTTCGGGTGAAACGAAAGATAAACATGTAAATTTCTGTCCAGCAATAGATTGGTCTTCGTCGCATAAATCAACATATTTAGGGTTTTTATCACCGTTTTCTAAATTCTTCTTTTCAAAAGATGCCATTATATAAATATTGCAAAAATTATATTTAAGTGTTTTCAAATTAAAATAATTTATTGTAATATAGTATATTAAATATAATGGAAATGTTTGACGTAAACGAGCTTGTAAAACGTGCTATCAAATACCTTATTGAAGGTTTAGCTGTAGCAATATGTGCTATGTTAATTCCCAAGAAGGCACTTGGTGTAGATGAGATTATGATTATTGCTTTAACTGCTGCTGCCACATTTAGCATTCTTGATGTATTCATTCCATCAATGGGTTCTAGTGCAAGAACTGGTGCTGGTATGACATTAGGTAGTACTCTTGTTGGTGGTATTCGTCTTGCTGTTTAAATAATTAAATAATAACAAAATCTATTATGTAATTTTAATAATTACATAATAAATTAGACGGTTGGAAAATATTCCCAATCTAAATCATTACAAACTTTCTTCCAGATCATATCCTGTTCTAATTGTTTTTCACGGTCTTTCATCATAGGAATATAAGGTAAATATTGCGTTTGATCTAGTAATACACATAATTGATGAAGTGTATAGGTATAATTAAAAAAGTTTGTTCGGTTTGGTGGACAATGGACAGCCCAAGGCTTTTGAATTTCAATAAAGAGAACACATAATGTTTCATGCAATTCTTCATTCATAATAGGTGGCTTTATTCCAAATAATGAATTAATATACTGAATGTGTTCAAAGTACTTATTAAAACCCAATTTTCTCAATATTTCTCTCATTTTATCATAATTAATTAATGACATATCTGTGATTCTTTCTTTTTTAATACGGGCTTTTATTGCATCAATGACTTCATCTGGAATTTGGGTTGTTTCTTTTGCCTGAAATTGAGATAATATTTCTTTAAAATGGTTAAGACGAATGTATGCAGTATATGATACTTCATTTGGCGGTTCTTTATTAGTTGGTTTTGAACTATCAACAATATATGTTATAAATTTACCACAAGATATATTGTTACATATTAAAATACCTTCATCCTCTTGAGGAATAAGTTCTCCATTATTACATGTAGGACAGATGTCTGTGTTCACAATAAAATCCTGTAAATTTGATATTTCATTTGTAACATTTCGCCAATATGATTTTTGATATGTCTGTTTTGTTTTTGTGTATTTTTCATTATTCAAATCTGCGGATTCATCTGTTGCTTTTATTTTAAAAAAACTATTAAGAACATTTGAATTTTGATTTATCGTATTTGAATCTTCTGATATTTGTTTTTTTTGTTCAAAATAATCAAATATGTGCTTGGAATTATCTAATAAATAATTCTTTTTCTTATTTTTTAATTTAGATATTTCAGCATTTATTACAATTATACGGTCACGTATATTCATATAGTCATCATATTCATTTCGTCGCATTGTCTTGATTTTATTTTTAAGGGTTTCTTTTTCATCCAGTAATTTTGGAATGGTTTCTGTTTCAATAATATCAAATTGTTCCAATAGTTCATGGTGTTTTATATCTATCGTATGTAATCCTAATTTTTGTTGATTATTACTCTTTTTTTGATTAGAACTCATATTGTTTTGTATTAAATACACATATTTTTTTATGTTACTTTTTTAGAATAGGATTAAAAAATAGAATTCGTATACAAAAATAAAAATCTGTCTAATTAATCATATATATGTCTTCCAATAATATAGAAATACAAGATAGTTCACAAGTTTCAAAACCGGCTTTTCAAAAAATGTTATTTATTATAAATGCTTTAGAACAAGGTTGGGCTGTACGAAAAAATAATAATACCTATATTTTTACGAAAAAACATGAAAATAGACAAGAAATTTTCCAAGAAAATTATTTAGAAACTTTTGTTGCATCTAATCTGGCTACAAACGTGATATAATATTAAATAGTAATATTTTATGCGTTTAAAAAAAAGTTTTTCTTACATTTAATGCAAGTTATTTAGAAGTGTTTAGCAAAAATAAAATTTACATAAAATAATTAAATTTAATTATTTTATTTCTCTCAAATTATTTTCTTTGTATAACTTATAATCCATAAAATATGGCTGGTGGTTTGATGCAACTTGTCGCCTATGGCGCCCAAGACGTGTTCCTTACTGGAACCCCCGAGATTACATTCTGGAAGGTGTCTTACAGACGCCACACAAACTTTGCTATGGAATCCATTGAGCAAACCTTCTCCGGTCAAGCCGATTTCGGCCGCCGTGTAACATGCACAATCAGCCGTAATGGCGATCTTGCCTACCGTACCTACCTTCAAGTTACTCTTCCCGAGATCAACCAAGGTATGGGTGCTGGAGCAGGAGATGGTTCTAATGATGTCTATGCCCGTTGGTTAGACTTCATCGGTGAGCAACTTGTTGCCCAAGTTGAGGTTGAGGTTGGTGGTCAACGCATTGACCGTCAATACGGTGACTGGATGCACATCTGGAACCAACTTACCCTCTCCAAAGAGCAACAAGCTGGTTACTACAAGATGATCGGTAACACAACTGCCCTTACATACATCTGTGACTATAACTTCGCTGATGTTTCTGGACCCTGTGCTGCCGGTGGTCCCGCCCAAGTCTGTGCTCCTCGCAAGGCTCTTCCCGAGACCACTCTTTATGTTCCTCTTCTTTTCTGGTTTTGCCGCAATCCCGGACTTGCCCTCCCTTTGATTGCTCTTCAATACCACGAGGTCAAGATCAACATTGACTTCCGTCCCATTGGTGAGTGCCTCTGGGCTGTCAAGAAGCTTAATGGTGCTACCGCCGATGGTAGCCTCTCTGTTGCTGCTGCTTACCAACAATCCCTTGTTGCCGCTTCTCTCTATGTTGACTATATCTTCCTTGACACAGATGAGCGTCGCAAGATGGCCCAAAACCCCCACGAGTACTTGATTGAGCAACTCCAATTCACTGGTGACGAGTCTGTTGGTTCCTCTTCCAACAAGATCAAGCTCAACTTCAACCACCCTTGCAAGGAGCTTGTCTGGGTTGTCCAACCCGATGCCAACGTTGACTACTGCTCTTCCCTTGAGGGCGGTGCTCTTCTTTACAAGACATTAGGTGCCCAATCCTTCAACTACACTGATGCCATTGATGCTCTTCCTAATGCCGTCCACGCTTTCGGTTCCTCTACTGCCAACGCTAATGTAATTAATGCTTCTGGTCTTTTTGAGATGCCCGGAGGAAATCCTGGTGATTCCACTGACGCCGTAAATCTTAATGCTGCTAATTCTGTTGGTTCTGAACTCTCTGATGCCGGAACATTCGTTCTTGCTGAGTCCGCTCTTGACATGCACTGCTGGGGTGAGAACCCTGTAGTCACCGCTAAGCTCCAACTTAACGGCCAAGACCGCTTCTCCGAGCGTGAGGGTTCCTACTTTGACACTGTCCAACCCTTCCAACACCACACACGTGCTCCCGATGCTGG